CGAGGCCCACGAACCAACGATCTGATTCCACTCCAGCGCGGAAGAATTAAGCACGGGGCAGCATCCCGAGATGTTGGTCCCAAGATCCCGAACCCACCAGCTTTTATATTTAAGATTGTATCGCAGGAGGGAATTGCAGTCGGTGTTGCCTTTTGTGGGATAAAAGAACCAAATCTCATCGAGTTCGTTCACATAGAACAAAAAGAGTTGGTTTGCGTTTACTGGATCAAGATTCCCATAGGCACCAAGTGTGAGATCAAAGATGTTGTCACCGATGGGAATGGGGTTGTAGTCCCCCACGTATCCGTAGACGTTGGAAGAAGAAACGAAAACAAGTGCGTTGCGGGTGTTGGCAAGTCCTCCATAGCCCAGGATACCTGTTCCCACCACAGTATATTGAAAGTAGAAAGTGGCGTAGGAAACTCCCCAGAAACTTGCAATCATAATACTTTGTTGGCGGGCGATGACCAACACCCCGGCGACAATCCCCGCTGCGTAGATGGGATCGGGTGTGTCGGAGAGGTCTTGATACCCTGCCGCCGGATCACTCCAGTCGGTGGAGGAGACGGGCGTGCTCCACCTCACCCGATAAGGCACATAGGTTCCGCCTTCTGTCGTGCCCATCGCAATCGTATAGCCAAAAAATCGGGTTACGACGCGGGCGGCGGTGGCAATCGCGTAGAGCCCGCCGAGGGGTGCGGTGACACCTCCACTAAACGCCTGGACCTCATCCACCCCGTTGGTCCAGATGAGGGTGTTGGTGGTGGGATCAATAGTCCACGAGATCGCATAAGCACCTCCCTGGAAGGCCGTAAAAAATTGCGCCGCGGCACCGCTCGCAATGGCGTAGCCCTGTGGAAGGGAGTCCGTCATTGTCACATTCAACCCCGAGATGGAGGCGATTTGGGTGTTGAAGTAGTGATTGTTGGTGCAAAGAATCGAGACGACATTACCCACGGCGAGACCCGTCACCGACGTAAGAGGGACGATGGCGGCTGCGGTATCTAGTGGTCCAAAATCGTTCGAAAAATCAAGGGTCCACGGTCCATTCGACACCGCAGCTGTTGTTGTCGTGGAGAGGATCGCCGATTGGGCAATCTGCCAATCTCCTATTCCATTGTTCCATATATAAAAAGCCACCGTTGTTACCAGACAGGTGATGAAGGTTCCTGAATCGAGTTGAAACTGGATCGGTTGCAGGGGCGCGCCCGCCACAATATCCCCCGCCTGCCGATACCCCGTATCGACCTGCATCACCCCCCGGATATAAACTAGATTGGAAAGGTCCTGCGCCTGATCGTCTTGAATATGCGCAGCAGGTTGAGAGGCGTTTATCCCGCCCTTGAAGTCCGACGTGTAAACGTATTTGGGTTCGATAAACCCGCGTGGTTTGGGCAAAGGTTCCTCAAGTGCTAATGGTGATGGTGCCGTCGGCGTTAGTCGTAAGCACGATCCCCGTTCCGGCGCGCAGGCCTGCGATGGTGAGAGTTCCTCCCGTATTGGAGTTCACGAGACTCACGACCGTTCCGGTCCCCGTGGCGCTGACGACCGTGCTCACCACCTCATTATTCACCACCTTCGAGAGCAATCCCCCAGCAATCTGCAAGGATTGAAAAAGGCTATTGAGGACCGATCTCAGTCCCGGATCGGTATTCGATAAATTGCCTAGGCTGGCTGGGGGAAAAAGCGGGAACGGCAAGAGTTTTGGCAAGTAAAGTCTCCATCTTACTGAGTTCCCCCGCGATGGTGTTGTTCACCTTGTCGATGGAAGCTGCTGGGCGGTTCGAGGCTCGGATCACTTCAATCAAGAACCGAGGAAGTTGCGTGTAGCCGCAAGCGCGAACAAGGTCAATTTTACCTGTCGATGGTTCCGTGTAGACGGTTTCCCAAAACATGGGGCAAGCCCGTCCCTGCGCGGGATCGGCGTTTTGGGGACAACTGGCGCAGTCAAACGCCCCTACGAAATTTGTCATGGCGAGTAGACTCCAATGCAACTGTCGACGTAAGCAGGTCTCCAAGAACTATCGTTCGAGAAGGAATGAGTGTGAGTGGCACCAGAACCCTGGGCGGAGACATCGAGAGTGCCAAAGTGGAAAGAACCAGACCCATACGATGGGCTCGGGGAGCCAATGCTCACCACCTGATTCGTGCCGAGCCCGTGGTCGTGGGAAGGAAGCTGGGCAATCGTCAAAGCCGTCGCGCCGATCGTCACTCCGCTGATGGCCCAGCTTCCGCCGGTTTGACCCCCCGTCGAGGGATTGACCCGAATGACTTGATCGGATTTGGTGGTGTCGAGAGTCCAGTTCGTGGGCACTGCCGCTTGGGTAAAGATCATCGAGGTGCCGGTCGGAAAGATCGAAGGGACGGCCAATGCACTTTTGAGGACAATGGGGGTCAAGTTCAATGCGGAGTCAAGAAAGTAGAGCGCAGTGGGGTCGCCTTGCACCCCATCCCCGGCTGCCCAGAGGAAACTGTCACCTGGCTCCGAACCATCGGGAGAGGGGATGGATAGCTGGCCTTGGAGGGTAATAAAGGTGTGCTTCCCATCATTCCCATCCCCATTCAGCGAGTGGTTAATGGCGAAGCGTTCGCCCACCGCACTCTTCGTATCCCTGATTCTCCCGGCGCCAAGGCTCTCATCCTCGGTGTCGGCCGGAACACTCAGAAAGGCCGAGTTCCAAGTAAAGACGAAAACCGCCACAGGCTATCCTCCCAACGAACTAATGAACGGATTGGCCCAATAAGCCCCCTGATACTCAGAGTCGTCGCCTTCTCCTGCCGTGTCGAGATCCGGCCGATCGCTGTCGGCTTTCTTCGCCAGATCGAGGAGGGCAGCTGCATTGGTCTCAAACGTGTTTGCTTTGTCGTATCGGCCGTATCCCCGCCACAAATACGATGCCGCAAACCCCAAAATAATCTCATCCTTCCCGTTGTAGAGGGAGGTGGTGTTAGCCGGGGTGGTGCTCGTAAAGGCCGCGGGAAGAAGAGTCACCCGACACTGGAGCGGATAAACCGCGTTCGGCACTGGCATGAAAACCAGATTTTGGTTCCAATCCGTGTATTCGAGTGGAATGTAAGCTGCTACACTTTCGGGGCTAGGATACATCCTGTCGAATTTTCTCCACGGAATTTGTTTCAGCTTCCTAGAGTCCGTGCCGTATTGCAACACGATCGAGTGGATTGCCTTCCATCCACTTGAATAGGGAAGCAACTTGTCGTTAATGGGCACGCCGGTGAAATTCGTCTGCGTCGCCACCGGGACGTTCTGAAGTTCCTTGAAATCCTGCGATTGGGAGATTTTGTCCTGAGCATGGTTCAGGGCAATGATTATGCGGGGGGTGGTGAGGTCTGCTCTATTCGCCACGAGTTGAGCCAGTTCGCTTTGGAACTGTGAGAAAGTAAGCAGACCCACCGCCGTTTACCAGGTAAAATCACATTGGATCGTTTTCGTCCCATCGACAGAAGTGCCGACAGATGGCTGCGTTGCCGCGGTTTGCGCCGCAAGAGTTCCCGCGGTAGAGCCCTTTGTCAGAGTTACGCCGGCGGCAAGGGTGCCGGAGGGGGTGTTAGAAAGCGTGGCAATTCCCTCAATTTGTATCCAACCCCAAGTGGCAGTCCCGGCCGCAATCGAAACGGGGGCGATGCCGGCAGGAAGAACACTTACGGCGTCGTCAACGGTGCTGAGGGTTATATCCGTCACGACATAATAAACGGGATCACCCGCCGTAACGGCAGTTGTCCCGGTAAACTTCACCCATTTCCAGAGCTGATTGCCCTCAAACCGGAGAGTGCCCACCCCCTCCACATCGCTAGCGGTATTCGTGTAAGTGGTGGGGCCGCGAAAGATTTTCTTCAGACCAAGCTGTGCCATGTTGCTGACTCCTTATGGCGTGTTGATATTGGAAATCACGCCCTGCACCCGGCGTCGATTGGTGGTGAGAGTGGCCGCCGTGATGATCTGCGCCGCTCGATCGTTGATCTGATCGGGGATCGGCTTCCACTCGGTCATGTCGAAATACATGGCCGGGTCGTAGGTGAGAGTCAGGAAACGGGTGTTGAGAAAGTAAAGATGATTGGCCATCGAGGGAGTCCAGACCATCGGGATGTTTTTGAAGGTCTGGTTTTCAAAGCCCACATCGGCCAGCTTCGTGTTCTGGATGCGGAGATAAGCAAGCACCGCATTTTCGTAATACTCGTAGGTGGTCTGATCCGACACAAGAATGTCGGGCCGATCCTCTCGACGGTTGTTCATGCAGTTATTAAGCATGGTGCGCATATAGCTCACACCCGAGGTCGCGAAACTCACCCCGGTCATGTTCTTGTATTGGTTCTGCCACCAGGTATAGAGGGCGTTCGACGAGTCGATACCACCGACCATTATACCGTCGCCGCCGGAATTGGTTGTGGGGTTGTCGGCCACGAGGCACTGGAGTCCGTCGAAGGCAGGTGCCGAGGCGGTGGTCGTCCCGGCGGTTTGGGTGCCAGGGCCTCCGCAAAGGCGCGTCTCAAACTCGGTGATAAGCGCGTTCTCAGTATTGTCGATCTTGGACTTTGCGAGTTCCAGGATTTTGGCCTTGCCGGAGTTCTGCTGGTCATCCACCCCAAATCGCACGATCGAAGCGGCAAGGTAGCGCCACTGGAACTGAGCGACGGTGAGGAACTCAAAATCGCTGAGATCGACCGTCGAGCCTTTCGCTACCCAGGTGATGTTGTTGTTGGCGGCATACTCCAGGTTTTCTTCGATGAAACGACCGCCGCGCTGTGGGCGCATCCGGCCTTTGTCCTTCATCCAAAACCAGAAGGGCGTCGCCGCAAACACGTTGTCCGCGACACCTTCCATACGGGCCTGCCAAGTTGTCGTGTAGAGGTTGTCCAGGAACTGCGTATAACTCAAAGCCATCTAATTATTCCTCGAAAACAGGCTCCCCAAAAGACGCAACCGTTTCTGACCAGGCGCGCGAAAGCGCCTCGTCGGTGTCTTTGGGGGGCGTGGTGGTTTTACCGGACGCGCCGGAGTTCTGGGGGCGAAGCCCTCCAAACTTGATCTTCGGCACAGGCTTGTCCCCGGTATCGTCGCCACCGGTTTTCGTGGTTGCAGAGGAGCGCAGCTTCGGCTGCTTCCCGGCGTCCGTCACAGCCAGGATATAGAGTTTTTCGGGGGTTAAGGTCGGATGCTGCTTAGCAAGTTCAAGGATAGGAGCCTTGTAGTCGTCGAAATCTGCGAACTTCCCCCGACACTTCTCAATGGCGTCGATGACCTGGGCCTCGGTGGTGCGGGAGGTTACGCTTTGCAACTGCGATCGAAGCGGAGCGATCACCTGCTTGTCGAGATGGCGCGCGGTCTTGTTGGCAATGTATTCCGCGAAGTCTGCGCGGGGGAGAGCCTCAAGCTCAGCGGCAGAGTAGTCCTTTTCAGGAAGCTCGGAGGCAGCGGGTGTCACATTGCGCGGTTGTGCAATCGAATCTGCAAGGCGCGCGAGGGCGTCGTTGGTGCGCGTCGAGCTGTCGATAATGGCCTTGGCCCACGCGGGGGGTTCCCCAGCGGCCGGAGCTGCTGAGGGCTCTGCTCCCGCTCCCGCTCCCGCACCTGCTCCATCCATATCGAAAGTCCGCCACTCCCTCTTGAACATCAATAATCATCCTCATCTGGCGCTCGGAGGCCCTCGGCCTTCCTGCGCTTCTGCGCACAAACTGCCTCGATCTGGTTGTATATCACCGAAAGGTGGCGCTCCACACGAGCTGCGGTAAGCACCCCGACCTGCGGAACGTCGAGCCGCACGTCGTTGTCTGCGGTGAAAACAATCAACAACACACCGTCGGATGGGTTGAGGTTGTCGAGAAGGGGGGAGATGTGGCTCACATTCGGAGTTTCATCGCGCGAAAGATCAGGCTGCAAGTCTTTTTTCATATTAAATCCACCTTCCCTGCGATACTCGAAACAGTCCCCCCATGTCCTTCATATACTCAGAGGTGTTGCCGTTCTCCAAACACACATCGACGAGACGCTGCGCGCTGGAGATAAACTCTCCGTCGTCACTGACGTGCTCGTAGAAATCCTCGTGGAAGTTGATGTGTTTGTTCCGCGACCAATCACGAGCGAGAGACATCCCGCAGAGACCGCAAGGATAATTCTGTGCTTCGAACTCCTCCATATCCGCGATGGTGCAGACTTTTTCGACCTTGTGGCCTTGGGGGCATTGGTAGCGATAGGTGGGCATAAAGGGGTAATCCTTTCCGACTAACATTACACCTTATTGCGCAGCCGACGCGGCTTGCGCAACCTGGCCGGGCGGGGCGCCTTTCATCACTTTGGCGAACTCCAGCAGTGTCATGACCTTTTGTTGTTTCGCTTGCGCCGCCGCCATCTGCTGCATCTCCTGCGGAGTCTTGAGCAAATCGTCGTAAGCGGGACCGTGACGCTCGCGAAGCAGGTTCGACGTATTCTTGTATTGATCCACATTCGGGTCTTGTCTGAGGAGCTGATACGTCTCAGTCGCCTTCTGCGAGCGCATCTGGGCCGTTTGCGGCAACCCGCTATCAGGATCAATATTAACGTCGTAAAGACCCCTGCGAAGGAACTCCTGTTCCCACTTCACCCAATACTTGCTCCCGTCATCCCCCACCACATCCACCACTTGATCGTCCGTCCAGTTCTCAAAGATGAGGGTGTGCATCCCATTCACCACCTCAACGGTAACATCCGCTACAGCGTCGCGCCGTTCGTCCATTCGGATCTGGGTGGCTTGGTTAACGATCTGGGCCTCGGTCGCGCTGCGATCCGCGCTCCCCGGCGCATACTCCCCAAACTGATTCTGGCCCAATCCAATGAGTTCCTGGGTTTCCCTTTGGATGTTCTGATCCTGTTCGAGCAGAGCCGCCGGAAACTGATTAACCACCATCTGCGGTTTCACATTCTCAATAGCGTCCACAATCACCACCGCGCCTACGCCCTCACTGTCGATTTTTGAGGACTCGTCAGGGGAGAGGGCATCCTTTGTGGCAAACATCTTCACGATCGCATGGCGCCGATGCTTCATTTCCTGCGTTCGCACTTCGTTGATCTCTCGCTGTTGGGGATCCAACACCTTAGAGTCGGCAATACCCCAAGCCCATCGGGGATCACGATTAAAGATAACAGGAAAGATGGGGAAATGGCCATGCTCACTCGTGAAAACATCCTGATCTTCCAGCAATATTTTCTTCGAGTGATAGGGCGCCATCACAAACACTTTCCCACTCTTTTTGTCCCGAATCTCTGCGAGTTGGATCATCCCTTCCCCAATGTCCTCCGTCTTAGCCGTGTTGGGCTCTTGGTTCTGCACCGGCTTCGCAGGCTCAATTTCCTCTGTGTGCTTAAAGCGGGGGTCCGACCTCAGATCGTCAATATGTATTGCCTCCAGGTGCATGATCCATCGCGCCGCCTTGAAATCCATGCACTTGTCAGGAATGACAATTCCTGAAGGATGAACTCTCAGTGCCCATGGCATATTCCCTTCAATGAGGGAGTGATACTCCACCCCATAGAAGTTCTTGCCCTTTTTGACTTGGGGCGCGGTTGTGCTGACAGGCTCCGGCGCTGGGGTGTATTGCGCCCCAAACCCCAGCTTTATGAACCCCGTCCCATACATGCAGGCGTCCTGCACGGCCATCTTGGCCTCGCCCTTGTAGCCCATCTTCCGCAGGAGTTTGTTATCCACTCGTTCCAGGATCTGACTCATCACCGCGAGTTCTTGTCCCGGCTCTTCTTGGGTGATGGACACTGTGGGATCGCGGAAGTAAACCCGAGGCACCATCGTGCGAATGAGTTTGAAAAAGATATTCACGGGGAGAATATCTCCACCAAAATTCCCCCGATAATACTCCTCCCAATTTTTCCACATCCCCTCATAGGCGACCTTCTTGCGGAACTGGAGGCCCTTGCGCAGCGCACCCATCCAATACGTCCCATCGGGATCGCCGTTGCCTTTGTAGCCTGGAATGTCCATCAGCCCTGCACCCATCCCCAATCAATCAGCTTCTGCATATCGCCATTTACGCGCTGCCCAATATCGAGCCGATACATCTTGTTGGAGCACTTGATATTATCCAGTGTCCGATACACCCGATCCCGCGCGAACTTCACGTAATCATTCCCACTCCGCGCGCCATGCGCCGTGGCCTTCAACACCACTCCGTCAGCATCCGCCACCTTAAAGAAATTGTCCTCTGGGTCCGCAAACACATTGCAAAGGAAGATGTGCTTGATACTCTCCTTTGTGATCCCGAAGATCGGGTCTCCCCAATCTTTCTGTTTCACATCCTCCTCAGGATACGGTGGGACACTCAACCTCACCGCGATCATAGAATCGCTGGTAATAT